CACTGTTTCCCACGACTCAAGGGCGGGGAGAAGGGCATCGGCATAATCTGATACACCATCATGCAATCCATAATTTGCTATCCCTAACGATGACGATACAGATACAACCTGAGCGCGGAAAGCCCCGGAATCATCAACAGAGGCGCGCCCCCCACGGATACCCGATACAACTGCAAATCTGCTGGTTCCCCTGAACTTGCGGGCAAGGAAAAACCCACCATTCATCATTATGTCATCTGCGCCCTCGCCAGCCTGGGCGTTATATATTTTTTCATCACTGGTCGTGTCGTAGCCCCACACCGGACGCCCTGCGCCGACATCCCCTAGCGTCCTCATGCGGCGAAGAATGTCACCGACAGTGTAGGCCTCGTTGGCCTGAACCAAATCATCGCCCAACCCCTCTTCGCCTGATGCTAACTTAATCGCCAGATCAGCAGTTTCCGTCATTGAGAAAATGGGTATTGGTTTTCCATCGTCATTCCACCCAAGTAATGAATTTCGACGGACTGAAACGGCAGGTAATTCACCAACCGAAGACTCTGGAACACGTAGAGTACGTGCAAGGTTAGTTTTACCGTGATCGATAACGTAGTTTTTTGTCGCTGCGTCCTGGTCATTAACCGGATCAGCCAGATTAGAAATCCGGTAACCATTAGCGTTAAACGGGCCTCCGCCAAATAAAGGGCGAGTCAGCGCAACGCCGAGATATATAAATGCACGCTGAATAGCCATCCAGAGACGGTCAAAATCTTTGTTAACCGTATCGGCCAGCAGATCGCCATTGTCCTGGTAATCAGTGAGCCGGTATGTCGGCGTTACACGCTCGAAAATGACAGTAGCGCCATTGGCCGGGGCGGTGAGAAAAGTCACCTCGCCACCACCGGTATTACCCACACCAGACACGGTATAGCCGGACGTGACTTCACTGCCGTTGATAGTCACCTGAATATCGCTGGCGCTAATCAGGTAAAACTCATAGGCAAAGACAGTGGTCAGCCCGTTGGCGGTATAGATGTTATAGGGTGTCTGGTTCGGTACCGACATACGAGGGACTCCGGCGGCTAGTAATCTACGGCGACCATGTGATCGCCATCGTTTGGTTGCCAATGTTCCCGCGCCTGTGCGGTCGGAATCCCGACCAATTTACCAATGCGCACTGGTGTTGAGCTGATAGCGCCGGAGCCGGAGTCGATAAAGTCATCGGGCTGATTAGTCAGCGCCGGGTTAAAATCTCGCATCTGGTCGTACATTGGGCCGTCTAGCACGTCGGTATGCGCCCAAAGGAACCGCGACGACAGCGGCGCTTCGAAAGCGTCCAGTATGCGTTTCTGTTTGTTGGTCACACTGAACTCTTCCCGGACGCCGCACCCGGTACCCTTCAGAGCCTGAATCAGCAATTTTCCGGCAAAGCTGCCGGGGCCGTTCACCTCAACGCAGACCAGTGGAATTTGGTACTTCAGCACCAGCTCTTTAATCTGCATCACCTGGCCACCGGTGATTTTGTCGTTTTCGTCGAATTCCGCCAGCTCACCAGTCAATCCCTGACAAACATGCCAGTACAGATGTCCGCGCGCGTCTGTGAAAATCAGGGAGAACGCCGAGGCGTCGGCTTTAACTTTGCCTGTGGCCACATCCCACCAGGCGACAGCGCCAACAATTTGCGTCTGGCCAAGCCACATCGAGCAGGAGCGGTTCGCGTATCGGATTTCAGGCTGTACGTTGTACTCGCGAATACGGTCGGGATCGAGACGAACCTCGCCAACCGGTTTACTGTGCAGCTGGTACTGGCTGTCCCATTCGTTAACGGTTCGACATTCTTTCCGGCGTAGCAATAGCTCATCATGATCGAAGCGACCCGGCCACGCGCACCCAGCATAGAAATCCACGACCGTTTCAGGCGGCGCAGCGAACTCTACGCCGTCTTCCGTCAACCGGTAATCAGTACCCTCAATCAGTAACCGGGCGGCTTTGTGGATTCCGACAAAAACATATTCCGGGCGAAACGGTATCCGGTACCGTTTTTTTGTCGCCTTCTTCGCCTCTATGCGGTGCTCTTTATCGAACAGCTTTATCGTTAGGCAATCAGCGCCCTCGGCTTCTTTCTCGTCGTAGAGGCTGTCGTGAGTGTGCGGTGTACCGATAAACAATTTTCGGCCTCCGGGGATCAAAATGTGCGTCTGCTCACTCAGCCGATAACGCAGCTTTTCGCGGGCCTCCGGCGTCTGGATATTGCCAGGCACTTCCACGTCATCATTCTGGCACTCGTTGGCGCGGGCGCCGGTAACGTTCGACAGGATGCCTTTGGCGAACATGCTGGCGTTACGCATATCCAGCGCGCCGTTTACCCACCACTGCTCGATTGTGCCGATACCGTCCGGCAGCATACCTTTTGTCAGCGGGTGATTGCGTAAAACGTTCTGCGTGTCGCGGCTGGTTTTTCTCGCCGTCGTGTCAGATTCCGACTGGTGCAAAATTCGATACTGGCGGTCGCAGTAATACCGCCAGGCGTTATAAACGCCCAGGATAGTCGATTTACCAAAGCCACGAAAACAGCGAAGCACCGCGAGGTTTCCGCGATGCTCCAGCCAGTGGCAGGCTTTATAGTGGCAGTCCGGCACATCCCAGTTCATCCGCTCCGCCCACATCAGGAAAAAGGCGAGGAACGAAATCATTTTTTGCCTTTGTGCTGCAGCCTCTCGATCACTTCCATCGCTTTACGTTCGGCAGCTGCTACCTGCTGGCCTAACAAGAAAGCTTCATCATCCGGATCCTCACCGCCGGGTTTCGGCGTGCCGCCGCGCGTATGCATGCCAATCAACGAGTGGACTTTTACCAGCAGCGTGAGCGATGCGGCCGCATTCTTCTTATGCCAGTACCGATCGCCGCGTTCCTGTTTAGTGTGCTTTGTGATTTCCTTCCCTGCCCCCGGCCAGTTATCCGGATCGGCTTCTTCCAGAACTACGTCGGTGAGCTTATCGCTAAGAGCAGTAAGGCGAGTTTTGTAATCTGAATGCATAAAAAAGCCCCGTGTTTATCCATAGGGCTATGATGTGTCGGCTTAGAGGTCGGAATCCTGACTATTTCTAATCTAATTATAAAATTGATCGCTGTATGGTTTTTTGTTAAATGTTTCTTATACCTAACACTCAGCTAAAGGCGTTTATTTTTCATGAAAAAAATTGGTCTAATTTCGATATTAGTAATGATCTCACATCCGGCATTCGCAGCAGATAAGTGTAAACCAAACTTAACTGAGTTTGATGTATGCGAACAGGCTCAGAAAATCGTCACTCAGGTACGCCCCAGACTGCCCTTAACGTTATCAGAAAACGTAATAATGAAAGATGTTTCTGCTGATGGAAACAAAATAATCGCGCAGGTAAGGCTAGGCGTAACCGAAGAAGAAATGCTGGCTACCGCTTCAGAGACCCATACTTCAATCGACGTTGCTAAATCTCGAATGGCTGAAATAACAAAAAATGGGTTATGCACGAATAAAAATCCACTGGGTTCATTCATTAGATTAGGTGGGGAGATGCAATATGTTTACACCTACCCCTCCGGAACATTCTTCAATGCAGTTACTGTTAGTTCGTGTAACTAGGCTATCAACGCATACCGGGATCGACCTGGTTAATCAGCGGCGCGATCCAGAACAGGTTATTGCCCGGTAACAGCGTTCGCGCGCTATGCAGGACCCGGTCTCCAGCGTCGCCATTCAGCACGCCAGCGGTCACATCGGTTACAGTATCCAGCAGGCCAAAGGTTGGCCCCAGAGCAGAACCGATAAAGCCGCGGCTGGCATAACGGGATTGCGTACCGGTACCGAGCAGCGGCCCTAAGCCAAACATCCCGCCGGTGGCCTTCTCCGCCATGTTGTTGTATTCCATCAGTGGACCAAGGATACCGGAACGGTCGATTCCTTCAATCGCCAGTTTCTGAGGCGACCAATCCACTTCCTTACCATTCGCAGACTGTTTTAAGGCATACGTGAGCGCACCGAGGGCAATCTGAAATGCTGTGCCGTAGTAAAACTGCGCGGTGCCTTCTGATAAGCCGCCGATTGTGGCTCGGTTATATGATGCCGTTGTGAATGATCGGAACTGGAATACCGTGCGCCCGATAGGAGAACTGGCCCATAACGGCGTGTCTCCTACCCCCGGAGTGATGATGATGTTGTTGGTATCCTTCAAAACTGCCGACTGGAATACACCTGCAGCGTAGTCATCGTCCCATTTTTCAAAGTTACCGATATGCCACCCATCAAGCACCTCGCCATGTTTACGGAACTGTTCGTTTATACGCGCCGCAGTAGCCGGGCTTATCCCCAGCTTGGCAATTCTGGAAGCCGGAGCCGAGCCAGAAAGAATCAGGTCAGCAGTCACCATTCCATTTACTGCTTTGTTAATGTCGTTATACTGCCCCATGAGCGTAAGCTTTCCGAACACGTCCGTAACGCGCTCTAGTCCCGCTTCAGCAGCGTTCGTACGCGTTGAGCTATCAACCAGATCGGCCATCAAGCGCGAGCGAGAGTTAAGCACCGTTTCAACCATAACCCCCATCTTTTCCATTTCGCTTCTGTTTGCCGCGAATGCCGGCGATTTGGATATCAGTGCACCATAAGCCTTCATGGTTCTTTGATAACCATTCACCATTACTCCCCTGGCAACATCGGGAATGGCGGAGACAGTCATACCACCTAGTTTTGTAAAAAAGTTAACTTGTCGCATTGCCCTGCCAGCGCGGACAAAGAAAGATGATGGGTCGTCAGGCATGCCATACGTACCGACCAGCCGATCACGCATGGCCGTAATATCCCGAATATCATTCTCACGGGCTTTAGCTAATTTAGCCTGATCCTGGGGGCGCGCCCGCATCAGTTCATCATATTCATCCTGTATCGCCTTAAGTTGGGACTCAAGGTTACGGTTTCCGAACACACGAGTTAACTCAATATCAGGAGAAGCCTCACGAATATGTCGTTGCAATACATAATTAGCGTCACTCTCCAGATAATCACGCATCATATTGTCCGGGAGGTTTAAAGTACGCTGCCGCGAACTGCCAGGAACTTTAACGGTGAACACATTCACGAAGTCTTGAGGTATTTTTGCGCCAACAATTTTATTGATCGTTGCATCTGCGGCGATTTCCGCATCTTCCCGTGACATAGCCGAAGCGCCACGCGACCACCAGTTAACTAAAAGCTCACGGAATTTATCTCGTTCCTCCACAATTTTCCCAACTCTGTAGATTCGAGGGAAGTAACTGGTTTGGCCCAATGCTTTTAACTCAGCGTCAGGTGGTAGTAAGCCAAGATCCTGCTGAGCAACTTTTACCCTATCGACTACCTGACGCAATGCACGCGCGGCATCCTGAACAGCAGCGTTACCGTGGATATCACCATTTCTCATGGCGTCGCCAACTTCTTCACGGAATCGGGTATAGTTTAAATCTCCGCCGTCAGCCTTATATTTAGCGTATGCCTGCTTATTTGTAACCACTACAGCGGCTTCCTCCCTTCGCCAGCCGCGTACACGGGTTTCAGCGGCTACGGGAGTCTCGAACCCGCGTTGATTACCGCGCAGCGCAAAGTTATTTTCCGCTAGTTCCAGTGCAGTGATCCGCGCGTTGCGTGACGGCGACGATATAACACGTGATATAGGCGTCATGTACCCGCCAGCTTTTAACGCAATATCTGCAGCCTTTCCTCCGTCAAGAGTGAGGTCGTCAAGAGTTGCCTGTCTTATCCGCATAGCGCCCACGCTTCCACCATCAGGTAGGCTGTCTATGCCACGATTAATAGCGTTAGCCGTACCTACATTTTCAAGTGCATCGGCCATTTCACGTGTGGCTGCGGCTCTGACTCCGGGGGATAGCATTGCACCAGCACTTGCGAAAATACCGCTGAACATAGCTCCGGCGGTGATATGCGCTGCACTTTCACCCAGTGTCCTTGTGAACTGCTGGTTATTAAGTGCAACTTCACTAAGTGTGGTACCGGCGGCACCGATCGCTACCTGCGAACCGATACGCGCGGCCAAAGTACCCTGTGCGCCAGGAATGAACATTGACGCTACGGTAACCGGGTCGATAACACCCGCAGCAATGCTTGCTAACGTACCTTCCGCCCCCGCCTCTGAAAGTACGCGCCGGTCTTCATTTTCCTCGTCAATTTTATTTTTAATCCAAGCGGTTTCTTCTGGTGACTGAGAATCTGCGAAAGCAGATCCCCATTGCTCATAGCCGTGAATTTCATTCTTATCAGCGTAAGGGTTATACCCTTCAGCCGGTTCAAATTGTTTTGCAGGCCGAAAAATCCCTGCTAGTAGGTTATTCTGTCGGAATGCAGCGCTCCATACGGACGGTTGTGGCGGTTGAGGTTCCGGGTTTGCACCTTCAGGTAAATCAATATCGAACCCTACTGGGGCATCCAGGGCGCTACCAGCAGGTATATAACCATTACTGAATTCGCTGGGTGTGGGGTAAATTGGCATTATTCATTACTCCATGAAAAATAATTTTTCGTACGTTCAAGTCGCTCATCATGCAAACGCTGGTACTGCTCATCCAATGCTCGATGTTTCGCTTTAAATCCGCGAATATCTTTTCCGCGCGAAATTTCATCCTGTTCTTTCTGCTCTCGTTCCTTCTGCATTTTCTGGTAAGGCCCCCATTCCTCTAGGGATGGCCTCCACCGCATTTGCCTACCAAATTTGTCGTTATAAGGCTGAGCCTTTTCATTACCATCTTTATCCTTAAAGCGAATCCAAATTGCATAATCTTTAATTCTTGGAGTATATACATCAGGCACAATTTCCAATTCACCACCAACTTTAGACTCGGGGGTGTTTGAGATAATATTTGTTGCAGTTCCTGACGTGATTCCTAACTGCGTTGGGCTGGTAGAGATCTCCTCATTACGCTCGCCATACATTAGTTCCTCTTTTTTTTCTTTCCACAGTTCAGCCTGCCAACCTGACGGACCAAAGTTATATAGTGCTTCTGGTGCATATTTCATGAACTGGGCCTTGCCGTTCACTTCGCTAATGCTCCAGTTACGAGAGATTTGAGTGTTGGTCATTTTTTTGGCAATTTCAGAATTCCCACCAGAATTTCGATAGTTGATATCGTAAAGGGACTGGTAGTCATTTCGAAAATTAACTGCATCAGTTGTTGTATCGCTTGCCTTTGGATCAATTCTGAACCACTGAGCCATACTATTTCGAGCTGAATCCATAGCACTATCTCGCTCGCTTTTATATTCTTTAGTGCTCTGCGTCGAAGTTAACTGATTTTTTAATGCATCGTTCTGGTTATAGGTTATATTCTGTGCCTGTTTCACTGCCTCATCAGAAGCCATACCAGCTTCGGTCAATTGCTTAATTGTCAGATAAAAACTTTGTATATCTTTTGGCATATCACTGACGTTAGAAGATTTAGAGTCGTAAAGCCTATTGAATATTTCAGCGCCTTGCTTCACTACATCTGAGCTACTGGAGCGGGAAATAGCATTGAGCTGTGATGTTACCTGCGACGGAACAATGCCGGTCTGGTTTACCTGCTGTACGATAGCATCGTGGGTGGTTGCATCGTTAATGCGGAAATTAAGCGCCGATGGCGTATTGTCCGCCGCCCTCTGCATAGATTTATTGCTCGGGTCGAGTTTCTCGCCGGAGAGCAGCGCATCGTTAAAGCGGGCGGAGTCGCGCTGCGCCTGAATATTGGCGTTGCTCTTCTGCACCAGCGCGCTAAGTTTGCCGTGCGCATCAAGTTTTAGCGCATAATCCGGGTCGTTTGCCTGCGGTTTCACTTTCGCCAGTTCGGCCTGCTGTTCTGCCGGGGTGACGTACTGAATAGCCTGGAAAGTTCTGGCGTTATCGATCGCAATATCCAGCTGCTTGACCGCTGTCTGCCCCTGTTCACCATAAGCAAATAGAATGGTGGATGCGTTCGGCATGGCGTCCGGCACTTCGCCGTTGTACAACTGCGCCATCGTATTGTTGAGAATAGGGTCAACCTGATGACGTACTGCCGCGCGTTGTTCCCGTATTTGTGCCTCGGCGATATTGTCGATTTTATTCACGGCCACCGGATCAAGGCCGGTTTTATTTTTGTTATAGCGGGAAAGCCAACCGCGCGTTTCGGCGGGGAGCTGCTTAACGAAATCGGCCATAGATATTTCGCCTTTGCGCGGGTCGCCAACTTTGGCGATCAGCTTATCGACGTTACCCATCCCCCAGTTGTACGCCGCGCCGGCCAGGGTTTCAGACTGATATTTTTTACTCAACTGACCGGCATAGTCGCGCGCCAGCTGCGCATGCTGCTCTGGATCGTCCGGGTTATACTCAACGCCGCGTTTAGCCGCCAGTTCTTTCCCGGTGTCCGGCATCAACTGAAATTCACCCTGCGCGCCCGCGGGCGATGTAACAAGACTACCATCAGCATTGCGGTGCTTACCGCCAGATTCCACCAGGCCAACGGCGCGCATATCGAGCTCGCCGGTGCTGTTATTGGTCAGGGGAAAATCTCCCTTCAGCCAACCAACGGGGTCTGTTACTGCGTAGTTCTGTGCGCGCTGCTCGAGCGCTTTTTGGTTTGCTTCAGAGATCGCCCCCTCAATCTGCTCTGGCGCCCATCCACGAGCCTGGCCATATGTTTCGATGGAATGTTTACGCGCGCTTCGTATCAGGCTGGCCTGCATCGGATTGTCGTAAGCGCTGGACTCCTGCTCCACTGACGTGGCTACGGTGGCATTTAACTGCTGCCGCTGGGCCTCATCCGTCTGCGCACGCTCAAAACCGCTATACGTGCTGGTCCGCCGTACCTGTCCGGCCTTCCACTGCGCGTCAAAATAGACCATCTGGCTGGGTGGTATGCGTTTGCGGGCTTCCTCATAGTCGGCAGAATCCGCCTTATCCATATCGGTAACCACACCAGACGATTTAAAGCCCTGCCGGGTTACCGTGGCCCCAGTCTGTGGATTCTCCCAGCGGTCGCTAGCTTTTGCCTCAAGATCTGTGAGAATTGCCTGTGTAGCCGCTACGTCGGCTTTATCTTGCTCGCGCTGAACCTGATCAGCCACCTGCCCGACTGCCGCGCCAACGCCAGCAATAGCGTTACCTACAGCTCCCACATTCCCCACCGAAACGCGCGTTTGCTGTGCCTGAGGGGTTACATTGCCAAAATTACCCGTTGGAATTCTCACGTCATTTACTCCGCATATAACCCGTATTTTCCTGCTTTGGCTTTTTTCCAGCCGTCGTACGCAGTTCCGCCAGCACTCAATAATGAACTTCCAGCACTAATATTCCCCGCTGTCGCCGCATTACTGCCGCTGATCCTGTCTGCCTGCGCCTGCGCCTGCAGGCGATTAGAAGAATTCACGCCATTCAGGATTGTCTGGTAGGCGTCCTGCTCTGCATCCCCGGCGATACCAGAAGTAACGCGCAGCGCCGTTCCCTCCCCCGTTTCAACGCCTGAAGCCGCCATTGCAGCGTTAGCCGCAGCGGCCTGCTGGCGACCGGCTTTACGAATACGCTCCGCTTCCACGCGTGCAGAGGCCTTTGCAGCGTCGGCGTCGGCTTCAGCCTGCGCGGCCTGATAGTTCGCCATTTTCTTTTGCTGCTGGCCGCTGGCCACTGCACCACCAGCAGCGAGAACAGAAGAAGCCACCAGCGCGATTTCAACACCTGTACACATCGTTAAACCTCCATCGAATAAAGCAGCCCGGTACGTTGCAGACCGAGGCGCGAATAAAGCCGTCCAGTACGTTCGGCATGGACGCCAGTAGTGATCCCCATGTTGATCACTGCGGCGCCATGTTCTTTCGACCATTCGATAAATGCGCGGGCCAGCCGTGGGCCAGCGCTGCTGCCCCGGTGCTCCGGAGCGACGAACAGGCCATATTCAAACGCCATCAACTGGCGGGAAAAAAACTGCTCCGCGATACCGCCGCCGAGCCAGCCAATCACCTGGCCATTCTTTTCAGCCACCAGCACACAGCCGGCGGAGGAATAAATCAGGCTCTCAGCCAGTTCCGCGCATTTGTCCGCGTCAAAAGGTGAGTTTTCGGAATAGCGGGATTCCAGATACATCCGGGTTCCCAGTTCAATAAGCGCCGGAATGTCACCGGCGGTTGCGTTGCGGATCATCATTAACCCCCGTTGCTGGAGAACGTAAAAATAATTGCCAGCAGGTGAAACGGCAGCGGCTGGCGTTGCTGAATAATCAAAGTGTCTTCCCCGCGCTCCCAGCCAAGTTTCCCGAAATAATGATCACCGGTGAAAAGCGGTGCGGGCTGGTTAAGGATTTTTGGGCCGAAGGTACGGAACGGGATCACCTGACCGTTGCACTCCGCGCCGGTGGTTTCCATGAAGCGCAGCGTAACTTCGCTGGTACGCTTGCGGGCGTTCTGCGTGGTGCCTTCGGTCGTTGAGATTTCCGGCGTCAGTGTCTGAATGGTGGTTTCATAATGCAGGCCGACTTCGATTTTTTTCGCTTTGCGGCTGAGAGTGATTTGCCCGTCTGTTACCGTTGCCTGCGGCATCACGGAACCATCGGCCACCACATCAACCGTTTTTCCATTGAGGTGAGAAAGACCTGTCCACGTGGTGGCACCTTCTGAACTGGAGCCGGTTACTGCGGAATCGGTATTCAGGGTGCTGTCGAATACTTCAACATAACGAACGGTCTGGCCGTTAACTTCACGGCGCACCAGCACATAAATCACGTCGTCACTTTCCGAGGGAATACTCGCCACCGATTCAAAAACGCCATCGGTTATTTGACGTGACCATGCGACTACATCCTGCGCCCGGTCGATCCCCATTGTGACGAGTACGCCATCGGCGCGGATCAGCCACACAAACGCATCAGGCTGTTGCTGATACGCCATATCAAGGACGCCGCCGGCTGTGATGTGTTCGGCCAGCACCGTTAAATCATTGGCGGAATACGAAACGTAGCTATCGGGGTCATACGCCACGGCATACAGTTTTTTCCCGGCGCGCTGGATAAACATAATTTCGGTACCGACACGAACCGGGCGAATGCTGTTGCATCCGTAAGGACTGGGATTTTTTACCGAAATATTGGTCGGGGTGATCGCCGCGTCGCTGCCGGCAGTGATTGTAAACTCGCCGCCGTACGTCAGCGCGATAAGCGTATTCATCTGCGCCAGATGCACAATCGGGTTTAACTGGTCAGAAGACAGCGTAAAGCTGATCGCGTCGTCATCGTCCGTTCCCAGCTCAAACGACAGGTAAACGCCGGTTTCGCTCCACCAGATTGTTTGCGGGTACTGTGGGGAACCAGCCAGAACCAGCCGCTGCTGATATAGCGTCACCGCGCCGGGGTAGCCAAATTCCTCCGTCCAGACAGTATCTTCACGTGTCCAGGCTCCGGGGGATGCCGCCTGCGTCGCGCTTAAATCGGTGCGGATGGTACCGACTGCGACCTGCGCGCTGGTGATGCTCTTAATCAGCACCAGACCGCTGTTAATGCGAACGTACGAACCAACGTCCTCCGCTACCCAGCCGGTGCCAGTAAACGCGGGGGAATCGTCATCATCTGCGGGTTCGGCATCACTGAGCGTCAGCGTGATTTCTGAGCCAACGAATTCTTTAACCGATGGCTTACACCATTTCTCCGGTGTGTCGCGGATTTCGTCGAATGGCTCAACGATAAACGGCGCGGCTTCCAGTACCCAGTCAGTTTGTCCCTTACGCTGTAAGCGGTGCGGCGGGACGCTCTGGTGTACTAAAAACATCGTGTCAGCGCCCTGCACGTAATTCACCTCAGACAACATATCGACGGTGTACGGGCTGGTGATTTCATACGGGGTATTATCGTCGTTTACCAGCTGCCGGCCGTTCTGGTAAATGCGCAGGTATCCGTCGCCGAATTCGAGCATGTACGCCTGGGATCGGTTAAATACGTAGGGGATCAGCCGTGCTGTCCGGTCACCATATTTAGCGGCAGCAGCAAAGCGCGTACCCGGTCGGCGAACGACACCACCCTGCACCACGCACACCGCGTTTTCGATAATTTTTGCACCGTTGGCATAGCGGGCAATATCCACCCGGCCCATCAGGCGCGGGGAAATTTCCCCGGCTGTAAAATTGGTTTTTATCAGGTTCGCGCGCATCAGAACCTCGATTCATAAGTGGGATAGCCGTCCAGCGTTTCCGGCGGTTCTTCCTGCCCATCGATAGATTTGGCCTGTCGCAGCAGGTAAGCCGCTTCCTGCGTCAGACTGTCGCGGAGACTCGCGGAACCAGTAACGGCGTACGCCAGCTTTGCGGCCATAAACGCTTCGGCAAGACCGACCAGTGACGAATCCCACGTTGATTCATCCTCGTTGCGGAACAGGTAGCGCAGATAAATCACGTTCTGGTTGGCCAGCAGGCGGTTACCTTCAACGCGATACCCGATATCTTCATACTCACGGCCAACGGACAGGATCCGGATTAAATCGCCCGGTAGCGGAAACTGGTAGCCGTAACCAAACGCGGGCGCTGTACTGGCCGGTGAGAGCACAACGCGTTTTACCGCACAGTTCCATGGATGTTTTCGCAGCAGGTCATTGCGTACGGTGGGATAAATATTTGAGCACAGCCGCGCGTGCTCGCTCGCTTCGTCAAAGCTGTTAATGGGATGGGCGCCGAGCGCCAGCAGCGCGTTAGAACAGATAGAGATACTGGAAGCCATAGCCTTACCTCAGATGAAAAAAGGCCGGGGGGAGATCCCCCGGCAAAGGCACCAGCGGCTTTATGCTACAAAATCGATGGCAACGACTTTTTTCTCGTTGGCACGGCCAGCACCATAGGACGCATCAACGGAAATCTGGATGGTGTTATTTTTATCGCGGCGCGGACCGATATCGACGTTGTACTCAGCGCCAGTACCGAAATGCACAGCGGATTTACACCAGGCAGCGGCGGTTTTGGTGGTAACGTCCTCGGCGGTTACGGAATCCAGCTTCTCGTATGCCAACCAGTTAAAGCCCAGCCATTTAGACGACACAGCACCTTCCTGAAGCATTTTCACCGCCATAAAGTCGGCGCTGGTCAGCGTGGTATCGCTGAGGATCTGCGTCAGCATGTCGGCGTTGTACGTCATGTACAGTTCTTCACCGTTCTGCTCGTCACACTCGTTACGGCGGAACATGGCTTTTGCTGCGATCAGCTTGGCTTTGGTCATGCCGGTACCACCAGCAACGATTTTCTGCGAGGCCGGGAGCGTAACGGATGCATACGCGCCGTTGTTCTCGGTCTTGCGCAGTACCGCATCCAGCAGCGCGCGGTAAATCACATCGTCTTTTTTGCGGTTGGCGGCGGACAAGGTGAGCTGCAAATACGGCCCCTGAGGGTCGGCAATCAGCTTGCGCAGGTCGCGTTTCTCAACCGGCACGAAAACGCCGTAGTCGGCCATCAGCGCATTACGGGTACCGGACTCCGGAACATCCCAGACGGTATCACCGAAACGCGTGGTGATCTGGGTCATCTCAATGGTACCCATATCGTTGATGGTGAACGACGCACCGGTGATGCTGCCACGGTCATGGACAGCCGCTTGCAGGCGCGAATCCTTTTGCTGTGCAGCAATTTCGAAAGAATCATGAAACTGCGTAACAAACGCAGCGGTGATCATGTTCTTGTTTGTATCAAATGACATAAAAATCACTCCAGTAAAAAATCGCCTGCGGGGTGTCGGTTTCCCGGCCCAAATCTGCACAATGCGGTTGGCGCTGGCGCATTGCGGGAGAAATCAGGTATCCGGCGTCCCCGCCGGGCTGGTTATGGAGTGATTGTTATCGAGGTGCGCGGTCGGAATCCCGACCAAATAAAAAAGCCAGCGAGTTAGGCTGGCTTTGGGTGTGTAAGATTATTTAGCAGTCGCCATCAGGGCGGGCCACCGCACGGCATCCCCACATACAGGCTTCCTGCATTTTTGTGGTCGCCAAAGAAGCGCTACGGTAAGCAGCGGTGCGATCAGAGAGAACGGGATCCTGCGGTAACAAATCCAACTGAATATCTCGCAACTCGCGAATAAAATTGCGACTCAGTTCTTTTAGGCGATTCATTGCTGCGATTTCTGCATCGCTTAATTTTCTATAGCCTTTCACTGTGCTGCCATCTTGCGGTTTTGCATCACTCATTGGTCTTTCCTCTGAATTTAAATGGTTGTTGGTAATTAAACGATTTGCCAGTCTTCGGCCAAAACATCAGTCTGGCTTGCCAGCCACGGAACAAAACCACCATCCGCTGTTTTCATCCCAATCCACGGAAGTAATTTAACTCCTGGTACAAAGGTATATTCATCGCCAACCTTCACGTCATAACGCATATCAGGAGGCGTTGCAGTCTGTGGGGGTTTAACGACTACCACCCACATCCCCTTACCGTTCCAGCCAGCGCGGGCAACTTTCTTACCCTGCTTGAGCGCTTCAATGGCAAGGCCGAAACTTAGCCCTGATACCGGACGGTAAGCCTTTTCGAATACCTCTTTCGGACTCCAGCTAACGTAGCCATCAAAGCGATCGGTGTTAGGTTTTCCGCCGTCCAGATATTCAACCAGATAACCTTCATCCGCGCCGTTCTCGTCAGCAGGAAGTTGCCAGCCACGAAAATCGTTATACGCCTGGCGGGTCATAGGGAACGCATTAATTAATTTGACGCCAATATGTTTAGTCATTGGTCTTTCCTCGAATTAAGCCGTTAATTTGTCGAATGCGGCATTGACCACTTCGGCCAGTTCTTCCGCGTCGGATTTACCAGGAATTTTGATCTGAATAAGCTCGGCCAATAACTCCGCTTTGGTTTTGAAAATGAATTCCTGTTGTTCCATGGTCAAAGTTTTTTTCTTATCGCTCACTGGTCTTTCCTCTGGTTAAGTTGTCGTGACATGTCACGCTACAGTTTGATCGCCGTAACGCTTCTGGTAATAGGCGCGAACCAGGGCGGAAACGTTCTCATGGTCAGCGTGTTTAGGATCCATATAGGCCGGGGATTTCATCAGGTCACGGATTGATTGCTGCTCTTCGAGATTCACATCGCCGCCCGCCGGCGCATCTTCCTGCATTTCAGCGCCGATTTTTGCCAGCATGCGGATCACCATCGGGTTATTGCCGATTTCATCCATACGCCCTTTGTCGCTGTCATCCGCCAGAGAGTTAAACGCCCGGAAAGCCAGACCGATGTTTTTATTAAACTCGGCGTCAGTTTTCCACGTCTCGCGCAGCTGCGTGGCGGCGGCTTCCGAATCCAGCGCCGCAGCACCGTTAACCAGTTCGGGGGCCAGCTGTGCATATTCGCCCAGGATGAAACCCATCTGATCGTTGGTGATGCCTTTGGCATGAGCCGACTTCATGAAGGATTGCATGCGTGGGTCGGCTTTGAATTCGTCCCACTTGAAGCCCTCGACCTCTACCTTTGGCGCATACTCATCAGCAGTTTTCGGCGGCGTGTCCCCGCTGCCCATGCGCTTTTCAAGGTGCGAGTAAGCATCCGCCAGTTTGCGGGCTGAGCCTTCAACGTTGAGTTTTCCGTCATCGCCCATAACGCGGTATTTTTCAGGTAGCCAGTCATCCGCGCCTTGTTCGCCCGCGCCGGTGCTGAGGAGCGAAGTACCAGCAGGAGTACCGCCGCCCGGATTTTGAGTACCATCGCCATTGCCAGCATCATCCCCTCCCGCATTACCTGTTGGCGCTTCTGCGCCTGTTTCGGTGTTCATGAATAAATGTTTAAACTTCCACATCGTCGTTTACTCCGTCTGCTTTGTTGATTTGCATCAGAATGAAATCGAGCACGGAACGCTGTCCGGCCCGGTAACAGGTTTCGCGGTCGCCTTCGGTACCGCCTTTGACATATGCCTCACGCCCGAAGCGGCGCGTTAGTTCTTCCATCACCTGCGGCCCGCCTGGCATTTCCTCGAAAATGCGCCGGTAGTCTTCAGGGGTTACGTCTTTTTTGATCATTGGTTGCCCGCCAGTCGTTGTCCCATAATTGCGCCTGCTGTCTGCCCTGCTGCGCCCGCGGCTTCCGTCCCCGCCTGCATCAGCATCTGCTGTTGTGCCTGCTGCTGTTGCATCTGCTGGCGCTGCTGTCGAAGTTGCTCGACCGCATCAGCGGAGCGCATGACTTTTGCGGGAACGCCAAGAGCTTCGCCGACAACCTTGCTCGCCTCGTCGCTGTCCATGTTGTCCAGTACCTCCGGGTACGCCTGCGCCAGCTGCATGATGTTCTGCCCGTAGCGCTCGATGGCGGTCACATCTTCCAGCTTCTGCGCGCGGGCCAGCGGGGAGATATAACGCACGTTAAAATTGGCACTCTGGAGGCTCTCGGGGGCGGGAGGGAAAACGCCAGCCCGGAACGCAATACCGAAGCAGCGCTCCACCAGCGGTTGCAGGTATTCAGCCTGGAAGCGTCCATAAACCGGGCCAAGCAACTGGCGGATCAGCGCGACACGCACATGCACTTCGGTAGCGGTCATCGCCGGGCCATCCTGCGGTTGCAGCTGGTCGGCCATCATGATTTTGCGGATGGACGCCTGCAGGCGTTCTTCAGCGGTAAACGCCACGTTGAAATCCGCGCCAGTGAGCAACGGTTTCATGCTTTCGGTGCTGTTCGCTACGATGATGCGGCGCGGGCCGACTTTGACCGTACGCGGGTTGAGTACGCCGTCATCTTCAGCAATCCACATCCCGGAGATAGCCAGATCCTGCGCGGCCTTCTCCATGCGTTTGGTTTCGTTCAGCTCTTTGCAGTCCGGCAGCGCGTCGTATACCGGGCCGATGCCGTAGGAGCCGCCGGGGATTTTCATCCAGCGCGGGACACATACAGGGAATTCGTGATAGCCGGATTCACGCACGATACGCTTGCCGCTCACTTCCACATTGAACGACGCAAAACGCATGTTGCGCGCCAGCTTCGCATTTACGGCGTAGGTATCGCGCGGGAAAATGCAGTGCAGGAAATCAAATTTATCGTCGGGTTTGTTTTTTGCAGCATCGCGGATTTTTTCGCTTACCTTGTCAGCGCCAAATTCTTTCACAGCCTGTTCAGCGGTGAGCTGATAGCAGCGATAAATCGTGTCTACTATGCCGTCCCGGCGGGTGGAGGTCACAAAGCATTGCGCCAGCGGCCACTGCTGAAAGGTAAATCCGCCCTCTTCCTTGTCCTCATCGACGTACAGCGCGAACCAGCCAGCGCAGACCACATCGAGATTGGCCTCGTACCCTTCCGCGTCAAAGTTAGCGGCGTGGATATTTTCCCATACCAGCGTTGCACAGGTGGACAACCACGCCTTAGCGTCATCAGGCAGTAATTCGCTGTCGAGGTTAAGCCACTGCGCATTCGCCGGTGTCATCCCTGACATTAGCGCGGACGCCAGCATGCGGGCGCTGTCGGTGGCTGTGCCGTCCAGCAGCTTTGCAACCTTGTGCTTCGCGCTCTGTGCGTCCAGCACCTCAGACGAAAAACCCGCCCCGCGCAGCGGATAGGTGTAGTCGTAGCACTCTCGCCAGACGCTTTCATGCACCTGGCGATTTGCTTTCAGCGTGTCAGCGCGCCTGATTAACCGGCTGGCGAGTTGATCCATGAATTAAGCCCCTAACGTATTTTTTGCGGCCTGTGCGCCAGTGGACAGCAGGGAAGAACCTGTATCCGTTGCGCCTTCTGCGCCGCTGGCCAGCAGGGATGATCCCTGTTTGCGCTTTTTGCGCGCTGCTGCGTCAGCGTTCGCAGCCTTGGCCGCTGCGTCTGCTGCTGCATCGGCTTCGGCCTGCGGGTCTGACTGAACAACTTTTGGTGCGCTACCACACATAAAATTCTCCTTAGCCCGGAACGTGCCAGCCGTGTTCGGTTAATACCGGCGCACTGCGTACGGGTTGCTTTTTGCCTTCCTCGTTTGTCACCTGCTCCGCCGTACCGCCAGTGCTTACATCGGTGGCTTTGCGTACCAGATTGAGGAAATCGAGGTTATTGGTCAGTGGGTGATCGAGGCTGTCAGTGAAGGCGTACTCTTCGAAGCGGGCAACGATGGCAGCACCCTGCGCGTTGAGCGTGGCGAGAATGGCGTTACGGCCTGCCAGCAACAGTGCCTCTTTGCTCGGCTGCGGTTCATCAATGGTGACTACCAACTTGCCTTCAACGTTCTGTACGTTGCTATTGCTACCCTGCTGCTGCGCGCCGTTTTGTTCAGCAGTAATTAACTGCCCCTCTGTAACGAGCGTTTTTTCTTCCGGCGCCGCTTTTTCCTGCCCCGGCGTCTCAACGATTTTTTTCGGTCGAGCCATTTTTTTTCACTCCTGAATTAGTGAGTCGTCATTGTGTGTTGCCCTTCTGGTCAGTTTCCCGACCAAAAACAGGGCGGCGGAACGTCCACCACTGGCGGTAAAGCACAGTAGGGAGTTTTTTACGGTCTGAGCTGGTAGCCAGACACCAGAGAGCAATCAGCGCTTCACCATGACCGTGGCGAGGCTCTGATCCAGATTTCCAGCCGAGGACGGCGGATTTTGAAACGCCAAGTTCATCGGCGATTTGCTGAGTGGTGAGATTTTTTCGGGTCAGGTCGGTAATGACTCTGAACCAGTCTGTACGGAAGGTGGCGACCAGCGGCATAAATCAGCCCCATAAACGCGCGCGTGCGCGAGCATAGAGAAGCGCAAAATCGCCGCCTGCCAGAATGGAAAAGGAGCCTGAACAGAATTTCATGCTTTCCGGACACGTTGGCCAACCGCATTTTTTAGCGTTATCTGCTGCTCTTAGAGACGGAATTAAATTCTGCATAAGCGTAATTCCTTTATCTCGTTAGTGACCTGTTCTAGTAATTCAGTCTCTGTGCCGTAGTTTTCTTCCCATGTTTTTTGCCCTGCATGGATAGCTACGCCGTGTCCGCCGGTTCTGTGGTGTGGAGGGCAAAGCGGGAGAGTTTCTTTGTGGTCGGCGCGCTGGGCTATGCCCTGCCCTTTGCGGATATGGTGAACTTCTGCGGGTGTGGCGCCATAGCTAAGATTGCGGCAGACAATGCAACCCAGTGATGCAACGTCTTCCAGCCAGCGTTTATCGTCTTTGGTCATGGCGATATTTCTCAGGCGGCATAGCTGAATAATTGCGAGGCTGCGTTTTCTGCGGCCTGTTGCGTAGGGAAGGTGCGGAATAAAATAAAATTCCAGAGGACGTCTAATACGGATTTATACAGCTGGGAAAATTCTACATCGTCCATTTTTGCGAACGATATGGATTTTGGTTCTTTGCGGGTGGTGCCATCAGGCATCTGGTATTCGGTATAAAAACCAGCTTCGATAGTTACCCAGGAACGGAACGCTTCAAACGATTTTACAGCGCTGATATTCCCGGCGCGTTTTTCTGCTTCATCGCGGAGATACTGATCCGCTAGTTCCTGCAATGTGTCGGCATGCCCGGCATAGTGGGCCACCAACTGCACATAACCACGAACCAGTTTTTTATCGGCTGGCGATATTGCACCGCCGGAAGGTTGCCAGTAATCAAATCCCAGATTCAGTAGGGCGAAAAATTTACGGTGGAATGCCGGGTTTCGTGCCTGCTTAAAATCTGCATACAAAATACCGCCCAGGCGGACTTTTTTTTCTAAGAATTCGCGGGCGTCAGGCGTTGCCGGAATTAATACGCCGCCGGGTGCTTTTACAAAAGAATACTGCGCCATTGGGTTCCCCTTTAGCGCAGCAATTGTTCAGAATTACATGGTGTTGGGTGTTCAGGCCAACGGGGTAATTATAGCATATTGCCATCTGGTTTGATAATGGTATAACCCGTCAATTTAGCTAATTCAAACAACGCGTTAAGTGTCGCTATGTGCTCATCGGAATGGACGATTCTCGTCTTCTTAATCTTCCCATTTTCACACGTTATCAGTACATCACCATCGTCGGGGAGAAGGTCTCCTGCGTCTTTCTTATCAACCACTACCTCTCCCTCGACAACAATACTGTATAAAATTACAGTATATATACTACCAACTGACAGTGAGCGCAAATTTTTAAGAGCACTAATCGTTAAAAATCAACAATAAATCTCAAAATATCCGATTGAATTCAAAAGAAAACCGCCATTTCTGACGGTTCTGTTTTATCTGGTATGGTTGTTCGCTATGCTGACAGTTTAGTTTCGTGCCACCCTCGCGTTACCCAGCATTTCGAATCACCAGCACACGGGCAGGAGGTGATCGGCAGCGACTCACCGCACTTTCCACACAGGCGTTTGCTGATCGATTTGATGTGGCCAGTAAGCCGCGCATCATCCTGACGGATCAGCATAGCTATGTACTCGGCCAGTTCGTACGGTTCACGCCCCGGACGCCGGGCGGCGCAGTTACGCGCCAGCATGTCCATTTCCTGCGCATCGAGAACCAGCTCAATTTTCCGGTTCCCGGCGGCAGACTGCCGCGCTCGCTGCGCGGCTTTACGTTCTGCGGGGGATTTAGGCATCACCAATCCTCCGTTTTAGCTTTATAATCTTGCCTTCCAACTTCTGCCGCTTCTCCCGCTCAGCCACCAGTGTTCGCTTGTAATTAACCAAGCGGCGCTGGTATAACTCCTTGGCGCGAGTGGCGTTGATGATTTCAGCTTTCTGGGCGCTGACTATCTTCTCAAGGTTCGCCATCTTGCTGCGCATCTCGTCACGTAGTTTAACGCCCTGCTCTATAACGCTCTCAAGGCGCTCGGTGTCGGTTAGTTTTTTATGCTTAATCATATTTCACCTTCTGTGGGGCGGCTGCGGGTATCGCGACGCGGCTTTATGTTCTTCGGATGATTTAGCCATTAACCACCCCAGTTAGCAGGACAATCGTTTGATTGCATGGCGGAGCATTACCTGTGCATACAGCGCCGGAGCAAGCACCTGCGGCATTTTAGAGTAGCCCGCGCCAGAAAATAGGCGGCGAATTTCTTTAGGGGCAGCGCGCAGATTATCGATATTGTTATTATTAAGATCATTATCCAGATGTATAACCGAATAACCGGTCGGTAATTTTCCATGTACGCATTCATATACGTATACATCGAGTCTGATTTTCTCTTTATTAACAGTGATGTACTGTGGAAGAATGCGTTTCCGGCCTTTAGGTTCGCGGGTCCATCCGCGAGCTATCTTTACATCCTTGATATTGTCAGGTTTTTTATCGGTACCGAATCGCCTGTTAAACCTTTCTGTAAGTTCAGCATTCGTTAGATTCCTATTGGCATAAATGAACGTCAGCTGCTCATCCGTATAGCGCGGCTCAATTAAAAACTGCGTTCCTAACCCATGAGATTTGCACCAGATACGGATAGCGCCAACGCTCTTATTTGTACCAAATTGAGCGTTAAACATTTCAGTTAATTCCCGCGCAGTGGATCTTTTGATATGCTGCCTGATAAACAACTCTTGGGCTGGAGTGTATTTCTCTATCATTTTTCGATCCCCATAATCTTAGGCACATTGCCTGCGGTACCGTCATAAATAGCCTTCTGAGCGTCGAGGGCGACGCGATAAGTACCGACCATTACCCCGACGATCTCAACTACCGCCTTTGCTCTCGATAACTCTTCCTGAAGCACGTCGCCTTTGATGTTGGGATCAGTGACGGTTTCCAGCATGGCGAACTGGTGATTCATTAAGTCCTGAATAGTATTTTTCATGGTTAAGCAACCTCACCGATATATTCTGCAATGCCCGGCAGCAGCACCACCGCTGGCGAATCACACTGATTGCCCCACACATCGAAACCATGCGACGACTGGCGGGCGAATAACTCAATACGCGGTACATCACCCAGCAGCTGCACCAGCTTTTCGCGCACGATATCCGGTTTACGCGAATGCTCCAGACGCGGGGCCGTGAATGACTGAACGATCCCGGCATCCAGCCGGGCGGGCAATTTTCCCTGCACAGCGAAAAGGCAATCCTCGCTGTTCGCTCTGGTCATATGGCCCATTCCGAGGGCCAGTTTGTCGGTCTGCCGGCTGTAGCATTTGTTCCACGTAAAGCCTTTCATGGTCATAAGACGGAATCCCCACGCCTCGACTACTCGCAGCGCCTCCAGCGGCTGAGTCGGTACCCACCACATAGCCAGCAGGCAGTTTTCAGCGGCCAGTTCCCAGACCGGGAGACGGCAGATATCGAGCACTGTCATGGTCTGGTATTTATGCCCGGCGCCACGCTCGCCATCTTTGGCTTTATCGCGGTACGTCCAGGGCGGATCTGCATAAATCAGGGTGTATTTGCTATTCACGCCAGCACCCCACTACTGCGAAGATATTCCAGCGCCCACTGCGCAACCTCACATCCTCACATCCAGCCCATATCAGAGCGATAATGACTATCCATCCAACAACGTTTGCACTGAGTACGAACAGCATCAGCGTCCTACGGCTGCAATGCATAAAATCAGGTGTTGAAAATTTCATGTCCGCTTCTCCCGCCAAAAATTTAATCTCGCTTTGAAAAACTCCCGGTAGCTTTCCGGCGTCGCTGCAATCTGCTCTACGATGGCCTGTCGAGTGACTTTCTTCTCAAACAGCTGGCGTATGAGTGCCGAGGCGCGCATGTCGTAGTGCTCTTTGATCTGGCACTCCTGCGGCCATTTGGCGCGATTGAGCGGTAAGCCGGGCGGCAAGTAATCTGATTGCCCGGCCATGGCCTTATGTCCTCTTGTTCTTCGCTGACTCGATGTAATAACGGGGATCGACGCTGTTAAGCGTGAAGTGAACCACCGGCATATCGTCGTGACGGGTGATACCCACGTAATTCGACATGAACATGCCGAACACGCGATCGTGAAGTTCTTTAATCGTCACCTGACAATCTGGATAGTGCTTCTGGATTAATGCCAGGATGCCCTGGTAAGAAAGCGTTTTGCCTTTCATCACGGCTACCAGCTGCTGCGCGGTGACGCTCCCGGCATCCTGCTGTTCGTCGCTGGCCTGCAATGGGCGGATACTCTCCAGCACCAGACGGTGACGGCCAATACTGCCGACGCGCTGGCCCGTTTTTTTATCGAAATGCTCATTAGAGCCAGCAGACCAGACGGTAGCGCCTTCACTCAGGCGAACGTTTTTTTCACCTCTGGAATAAATCACTGTGCCGATGTGGGTCTTACGCCTGCGGCCGGAAACCGTAGGGGCGATAATTTCACGTTTAATCGGTTTTTGCGGGGTGATGCCGGGTACAGGTGCCGGACGTGGCGCCGCAACGAACACGGAACGGCTACGGGCGCGCGCGCCGGCGTTCATGCGCCAGAGAATAACGGGAAGCCAGTTGCAGCCATCATCCGGTTTTACTGGTTTTGGGTAATTTAAATTCGTGGTCATTGGTCTTTCCTCGGTTAAATCGCGCTGGTCAGACGCGGTTAAAATGAATCGGTGTTGTACTTCTCGGAGTATTTACGGCTTGGTTTTCGTGGTTTAGCGGCCTCAAGTTGGATGCGTGTTTTCTCTTTGCCAACATGCTGATCCATTGACAGAAAGTGTCCATTTTTAAATTCCTGATAAATAATTGCGCCTGCAGCGCTGAAGCGGCTTTTACCCAGGATAATTTCAGCGACGCCAGCCGCCGGGCTTTCCGGGTTGTAAACCTCATCGCGGTACAGAAACATGATGCTGTCGGCGTCCTGCTCAATGGAACCGGAATCGCGCAGGTCTGACATGACCGGGCGGCGCTGGGCCGCCGGGCGGGAATCCACGGCGCGGGAAAGCTGGCTAAGCGCGAACGTCGGCGTATGCAGGCGCATAGCCATAGTTTTTAGGTTTCGGGATATGTGGGCGATCGCGAGGTCGTTACGCTCTGCCTTCGGTTTTTTAATCAGGCCAAGGTAATCGACAACGATCATTGCCAGATGCGGATACCGGCGCTTATGCGTTTCGGCAACGGCGCGGATTTGCTCAATCGTCAGATCGGTAGCATCAACGATCCAGATATCTCGCCCGTTCATGGTCTCCATGGCCGCTGTAAAGCGCGCCCAGTCCTCGTCCTGCATATCGAGGGGATTACGTAGGCGTGACACCGACATGTTGCCAGAACCCGCCAGAGAGCGTTCTACGATTTGCGCAGCGGCCATCTCCATGCTGAATATCAACGCACCACCGCCGGCAGCAGTAACACCATCGACAATCTTCAGAGCAAATTCTGTTTTCCCCATTCCCGGACGCCCGGCGACGACAATCAAATCCTGCAGGTTGATTCCGCCGGTTGCATCATCCAGTTCCTCGATCCCGGTTTTCAGATTGCTGGTACCCTCTTCGCCGTCCATGCGTTTCTGCATAGTTTCCATGTACACCGGCAATAATTCGCTCATGTGTACCGGCTGCACGTCGCCAGTGTCGCCCGTCATGTCCAGCAACTGCGCCACGGCAGTTTCGACAATCTGATCGCGCTGCTCCTGATTATTCGCCTGGCGGATACCATCAGCACCATGTTGCAGTAATTCAGCCATACGGCGGCTGCGCCACGCCTTCACCATTTTCCCGGCGTAACCTTTCAGGTTTGGTACCGTGGCGGGCATACGCGAAATCTCTGATAAATCAGCCAGACTACTCCCACCCAAAGCCTCACTGATAAACAGCATGTCAATCAGACCGTTCGTCAGCGCCTGTTTTTTGATTTCCGAGAAGGCGCGACGATGAAAAACAATGCTGAATGATTCTTCTGGCGTCGAAGCGATCACGTCGAAAGCATCCGGACTCGCTCCACCGTTCAGCAGGCCAGCCAGTACACAAGATTCCAGTTCTTGCGGAGTCATAGCGATCCCTCCCTGGTTTTACGCAATGTCTCTGGTTTCATCAGATAGTCAAAGCTGGCGCGCCATCCGCCATTTTCGCCGAAGTAAAAATCGGAGGCGTCAGCGCGGAATTTTTCGAAATACCCCAGAAATGCGCCCGTGGTTTTGTTTTTCATGTGGGCGGCAAGTCGGGTGATCATCCGGCGGCGGTCGGTGTCCAGTTCAGCGGCAGGCAGAACGTCAGCAAAAATTTCGTTGTAGCCGTTCATAACGGCTTCCGGATCAATATCGGTTTCGGTCACCGCCCATGCTTCAGCGTCAGCAAGATAACCATCAAAACGGTTTACCCGGCAGATGTTCGCTGGCTTCGGCAGGCTATCGCCACGGCGGCGCCATGTGGCCAGCACCCAGCGGATAACTAACTGCAATTCGTCCAGGGTGTACCCTTCCCGGGTGGTGGTCGGCGTCAGCATCATCACAAACGGTTTCAGGTCACGGCAGCGGGTACCGGTTTGCTCGTTGTAAAATTCCAGCGCTTTTTGTGCATCAGAAAGAATTAACTCAACGCCTTCCCCCTCTAAGGGGTTAGGGGTATATATATTCTCTGTAGTATTCTCTGTAAGAAAGTTTGCTGGTTTTCCCCTGACTTGTTTGTTGGTTTTCCGCATTCCAGTATGTGGTTTTTCCGCATTCTTGTTTGCGGCTACAAGCACCTGATATAAAACGTTATTATCTACCTTGTAGAAAAGTCGCGCAGGGACACCTTTTCTTTTTTCCAGCAGTACACCAATTGAGCGGAGTTTCTTACGCGCGCCCTCCTGCTCATAGCGGGAAAGGCCGGTTTCTTCTTCCCATTCTTCCTGAGTTTTATATACCCATCCGTCATCGTCGGATCGGTTAGTCCAGTAGGTCATTTGTGACAGAAACAGCGCAGCCGTCACACCAATATCCAGACGAATAAAACTGCGCTGGAAGGCGATCGGCCTGTCGAGTAATGGCAAAATATTCATACTCAGATCCCCAGCGAGTCAGCCAGCTGACGGCAGGCGATTTCGTATTCTTTCTGGGTGAGTCCCGCTTCCTGCAGGTCTGCCTTGCGCAGTTCATAGCGTTCCCAGATTGTCAGCGCAGTAGCGCGACGCTCTTCGAAAATCGATTCGATATCTTCCATCGGGACTTGTACCCCGTTCCGGCGAAACCCATTCCGCCAGGTGATGCGGTCTTGTGTTCTCATTGGTCTTTCCTCGGTACAGGTTAAACGCTGGTCAGGCGTTGTGTTTCACGCATAGCTTGCAAAGCTCTTGCGACTTGCTGCGGCCCGTCTCTGGCGTCGAGTAACAACGCAATAATCGCTGCGGCAAACTCACGAATGGCCACACAAATTAAATACTGGGTGGACATACCCAAGCGCGCGTAACGTTCTGCCGGCAGCGCCGCTTCCATCGCTTTGATCAGCGCCATAGTTTTGGCTCTCGCGGCTTTGGTCTCGCCTCGCAACCAACGAAAAATTTGTTGCCGGTTATTGTTGATTGCCCGCCAGTCGGCGTTTCCATCTGCATCTTCGATCTGGTGCAGCTTCAGCGAACCGGTATTACCACCAAGACGAAACCACATGCGGCTTATCTCGATAGCAACCAGCTCCTGCCCGCTTTCCGCTGCCCAGTTAAAGATCTCTCGTTTAAGTTCTTCGAGGTATTCCACTTCGAGCGTCTCCTGTCGCTGAAAATTGATTAAGCGTAATCAGATTTCGATAACGCCTGTAGTTATGCTTTAGACGTGTTTTGCTCTTCGTAAAAAGTAGGGTCGTATTTCAAGGCGCCTGCAGTTACATGCTCAAGTCGCGCAGCTCGCTTTTCAGGAACAACAGCACCCCAGCGGGTTACAGCGACTTGAGAGATACCTAATGCACGCGCAACAGCGGTTTTAGTTCCAAAAAATCTGATAACAGTTTCGGTCTTCATAGTTTCCTCTCCTAACGTCAGTTAGGAACATAAATACTAACGAAAGTTATGTCAAGTTAACTTATATTATGGACATGAAAAAATTGACCTTTAACGATCGCATTACATCGAGACGGAAAGAGCTTGGCTTAACCCAACAGCAGCTCGCCGATGCCGTTGGCATATCTGGCGTAAGCGTCTACAAGTGGGAAGCAGGTATTAACACCCCAAAAGGGCAAAATCTGTTTTCTCTCGCTGAGGCTCTTCGTTGCTCTCCGACATGGTTACTTAACGGAACCGATAGCGATGAACCGTTGAAGGCGGAAGACCTTTTACCTCGGTTAGATGATCGCCAAAAGCTATTGCTTGATCTTTTTGACTCCCTACCTGAATCAGAAAAAGATAGACACATCAATGAGTTGAAAGATAAAGTTGACGGATTCCAGCGATTGTTTGATGAGTTACTTTTGGTAAAAAAGAAAAAAAACACTCCAAAAAAATAAATTAAAGGCAATGTTTTCAATGCATTGCCTTTTTTTACACCTCAAACATTAACTTTTGTTAGTAAAAAATATTGCCAATAAAAATACCTTTGGTTATGCTTCATCACATCAACGACGCACTAACCACGCGGCAGTTGTTCAGAAACAGTTCTGACAGTCCGGAAAGACGGGCGCGAATTCTTCGGGTCGCCGACAGTACGATGACATGCGGGAAAGACCGCAACGAATACGAATTGCTGTGTGTAGTCTTGGCCCGGGCGCCCCGGGCATTTTTTTTACACAGTAACGATTTATGCGACCCTTCAGTGAAAACTGAAGCCCTCGAAAAGAGGGACCCTGTGAGGAAAGACCAGTGAGCCTGACCAGCTCTGGCGCCGGGAAAGACCGGGAGGAAAGACCAATGACCAACGGGCATGACCAGCCCTGACAGCCGGGAAAGACCGGCAACCTTTAGATGGCAAAAGGCCCGCACAAGGCGGGCCAGTTACCCCGAACGGTGACCAAACCATTCGGACTTATCACAAGCGACCAAGCTTGTGATGAGGAAAGACCAATGCCGACAGAGTCAACACTGATCGGCTCTGAGTATACATCAACAAGGAGTCGCTATGGAAGCGCTTACCATCCCCGTAACTGTTTACGTTATGGCCACAACGAACCCATATCTACCAACGTCTTATCACTCATTCACCTGTGACATGTCACAGCAATACCCTAATCTGTATGTCCTCGTTACTACCAAAACGGTAGAGGTTCCCATTCCGGCTTTAGAGCCAATCGACATTATTGGTATGCAGGTTAATGCCCTTCGCGCGAAGAAAGAGAAAATCTCTGCCGAAGCTAAGAAGGAGCTGGGTGTTATTGAAGACCAGATTCAGCAGCTGCTGTGCATCGATCACTCTCCGATTGAAGAAAGCGACGTACCGTTTTAATTAACCGGCGCGTGACCTGCGCCAGAAACCAAGAGGAAAGACCAATGACCATCTACAACGGCTTATTTGAGCCAAAGAAATCGGCGATTAAAGACTGCGGCGCCGTGCAGCTGGCGATCGCCATCGATGCGCCAAACAAAAAAGTGGCCGAAAGCATTATGACCGGCAAACTCTGGGAATCATACCCGGCCAATGGTGACAACTATTTCAAACCGAAACTGTGGGAACACGTTGAAGGCCAGCCGCTGCCTACCGTTGGCCAGTTCGATGAGTCATTCGCCCAGCAGCATACTTTTGACGGTGAAAAATGGGTTTCTACTGCGCAGGATAGCGCTTCCGGAACCAGCGCAGGTTTACCTGCCGACGATGAAGTGATCGACCTGATGACCGTTTCCGCAGAGGAACGCTTTGCTGCCGTCCTGCTTTTTAGCACCGCGGCGATTGATGGCCATCTTTATTCTCAGGTTGTGGATTATCTGGATAACCTGAAAAACCACGATGGGGAATTTGAAGAGGAAGATCGCTTTAACTTTAACGTGCTATGCGCCCTGCAAAATAACTTCCCGGTTCAAAGCATGCACGTGGAAGGACTGAATAATCTTGTTCAGGGTATTTTCTCCCATTTTGAAAACCAGACGCCAGGCAAAGCGGCTATCTCTCAGTTCGTTAAACGCTGGCTTGAGAATCCGGGCAAGCGCGACGAACTGGCCCCCGGCGTATATAAAAATACCGCTCTCAGCACCAGCACCGATGACAATAAAACGCCAGTGGTTATTTCTAAGCGGGGTTATAAACACACATATGCAACGCTGGATCAGGAGATCGCTACCGCCCTTCTCCCGCTGGCACCTGATGCGCAGGTACTATCCGGAAACCTTCTGGACGCTAAGAAGATGATTTCCGATGACCGGGAAGACTTTAAACGCTGGTCTGCATCGCTGCACACCACTCCGCAGATACTCAAATACGACCGCGCCAGCATCTTCGGTGTGGTGCAGAACGTACCGGCGAAAGATACCTACCATTTCCCTGACAGCCTGCGCCGCCATATCGATTCATGGCTGGCGGCCAACGGCCGCTTTGAGGAAACCGAGACAGGATCCGTTAAACAACCAGAGGCGACGCAAAATACCGCCTCAAACGTGGGCGAAAAAGTGGAAGCGCCGCAGCCGGTTGTAACCGACACCCAGGCCAAACAGGCGCGTGAGACGCTCAATGATATGGGTTATGGCGTATATGCCTCTGGTGAAGGTGCTGAGCCGGAAGAGAAGTTGAGTGAGAAAGTAAAAACTATCGTTCAGGACGTTGATCAGCTTGTTGAACGAATTAACCTCAAAGATCGCTTGCCAGATGCCGGAGATTTGATTCCAGCGACTCAACCAAATGAAAATGTAGCCTCAAAAAAAATTGAATCATATCTATCTGAATTGAATGACGACCAGGCCAAAGCAAACCTTAGTGTCTGGAATCGCGTCCAGCGCACAGATCCGGCCTTCGTCGAAAAGAACAGTTTCGGCGCAGGGCTTCACTCAATCCGGGCGCAGTACATGCTGATGCGCGCAACGGAAGTTTTCGGAATGGAAGGAACCGGTTGGGGCGTTGATATCAAAGAAGAGCGCATAGATCGAGGTGTGCCGCTTATGGAGCCAATACAGGACCAATCAGGAAAAATAATTGGCCAGAAGCCGGTAAGGGACGGGGATGGCTCATTATTCTGTTTATCCGTACATACAATTCGGATTGAACTCTGGTACCTCCGGGACGGAAAGAAGGGTCGCATTCCGGCTTATGGACATACGGATTACATCACCAAGGGGGGTGATGGTGCATTAAAAATGGAGAAAGAAGCCGCCAAAAAATCACTGACTGACGCTACAACCAAAGCACTATCCCACCTCGGATTTGGTGCAGACGTTTACATGAACATGCATAACGACAATGAATACACCTCAAAATTGAATGAGATATTCGAAATCAAAAAAGCCAGCGAAAGCATTGAAGATATAGTGCGGCTTCGTCAGGAATTAGACGACGACCTTACCTCCGTTGCTGAAACCCTATCTACTGGAGTGTCTGTTAACGAAGTTGAAAAGGTGTTTGGCACTATTGCCCGAAAACTCGAAGTGCACCGCAAGGATGCAGAATCAAAAGGTGACACTCAGCGTTCTAGATACCTCAGTGGCCGGTTACGCCGCCTGACTGATATCAAAAATGGACGTATCGCCGAACTTAATAAATCTGAGGAGAAAGCATAATGACTTCCACTACTGCTATTGCCATCGCTGCGGATTATCAGAACCTGCTGCAACTGCTGGAAAGCTCTGATGACCTGACTCCGGAAATGATCGCCGATACCCTTGAAGGCATGGAAGGAGAACTGGCCGATAAACTGGATTCCATCATGGTTATCGCACGTAATAACCTCGGTAATGCCAGCACCTGCGATGATGAAATAAAACGCCTGGCCGAACGTAAGAAGTCCTTTGAGAATAAGGATAAGGCTCTGCGTAAGTATATTCTCTCCTGCCTGATGGCGGCCGGGCTGGATAAGCTGAAAACGGCAAAAAACACGTTCACCGCTCGCAAAGGTAGCGTAAACGTTGTGATTGATAATACCGATCTTCTTCCCGATGATCTGGTGAATACTCAGGTTGTTATCGCGCCCGATAAAAAGGCCATCAAGGAAGCGATTGAATCAGCACAGGCAGCAGCGGCCCAGATTACCGCTGACGGCGGAGAGATACCAGAAGAACTGTTAAACCCAGTGCCGGGCGCTCACCTTGAGATTGGCGAACGTTCACTGCAGGTGCGCTGATATGCTGAAACTCACACTGAAACGAGGCGACGCGCTTCACGTCGTTTTTCCGGACGGTACTAACGGGATAATCGAAGCCTGCGCGCGTTGCGAACTGGCTATGCATTTTCCGCGCAGTGCCAAAATCACCCGAGAAAATGGCGCGTTCCGGAATAAACCAAACCTGATTAAGCCTAATCAGAAATAACCCGCAACTGTCGTTAGCATTGTGATCTACCTATGAACCGGAGATCGCAATGCTACGTTGGCAACCAGGCACACTTTTACTTTCAGATTTCGATATCAAAATTGGCAGGCTATCAGCCAGCGTTAGAAAGAGGACTCTGACCCAGTCCGATATCCAACGCGCTTGCGATACGGCAGACAACGCGATAGCCGGCATGCTGAGGAAAGACCATGAGACACGATCACGACATCATCACCAGAGAGGAAATGATCGAACTGACGGGGACACCGCTTAAATCGCGGCAGTGTGAAGCGCTACGCCGGGCCGGAGTCTTTTTCATGGAAAGGGCAGACGGCCATCCTAAAACGACGTGGGGCCATTTCCTGAACCCGATTAAATACCGCAACCAGCAGGAAGAGACGGTGCGGGAGGAAGAACCAGACTTCGGAGCTATCTTTAATGGCCGGAAAGCGTAAGAACCCCGCTGATAACTGGATGCCGCCCCGCGTGTATCGCGGCAAGGCGGCGTATGAATTCAGGAATAAAGATAACAAGGCTATCAGGCTATGTGCGCTCTCCGAGCCTCAATCAGCTGTATGGCTGGCATATGAAAAAGCCATGGGAGAAGAAGTCGAGCGCAAGACGTTTCAGGCTCTGGCCGATCAATTCATGTCTTCCCCTGACTGGCAGGATTTAGCGGCAGAAACCCGAAAAGACTACACGAAATACGCAGGCAAAGTGTTGCCGGTATTCGGGAAGGTTAACCCGGATAAAATTAAACCAGAACACATCCGGCGCTATATGGATCAGCGTGGCATGGCCAGTAAAACGCAGGCTAACCGGGAAAAGAGTTTTCTTTCGCGGGTATTCCGTTGGGGTTATGAGCGCGGTTACGTTCAGCATAATCCCTGTCAGGGCGTTAAGAAGTTCAAAGAGACGGCCAGGGAGCGTTACATCACCGACGAAGAATACAAAGCGGTTTACGACGTTGCTCCGGATGTGGTTCGCGCCACCATGGAAATCGCTTATTTGTGTCTGGCCAGACAAAGCGATGTGTTGGCTTTGACTGAAGACCAGATACGGGAAACCGGGATCTTTATACGCCAGGGGAAAACAGGCGTGAAGCAAATCAAAGCATGGTCGCCACGCCTGCGCGCCGCTGTCGCCCTCGCCCGTTCCCTGCCGTTAAAGCCGGGTATCCGTAGCCTGTTTGTCATTCACCAGACCAGCGGCAGCAAATACACCCGCGACGGTTTTAATTCACGCTGGCGCGACGCCAAAATCGCAGCGCAGGAAAAGAACCCACACCTGCAGATAGATTTCACTTTCCACGATCTAAAAGCGAAAGGTGTCTCTGATCTGGAAGGAAGCCTCGAGGAGAAGCAGGCGATTTCAGGGCATAAGAATTCGAGACAAACGGCGATTTACGACAGGAAAACTAAAATCGTGCCGGTTGTTGGTGGTCAGAAAAAATGA